GAAAGAATACGGAGAATGTCCCCCAAATGAATCGCCAGACTATTTTCCCCCTTTTTTCCATAGCCCCTTTTGTCCTCGTTTTCTTGGCTAGAATATTCAAATTCCGTATCCAACTTTTCTTTCATTTCTGTTTCCGTTTCGTCATTCATAGGGGCTGTAGGTTCATGTAAGGATGTTTCTTTTATTTGATTCTCTTCTTCTTTTTCCATTTATAATTAAAATATAATATAATCTACTAATCAAAAAAGAACCTCACGATTATATTATATCTTTATTCCTACAACCCCCCAACCAATCTCATTCATCTAGAAGAAAAATTTCCACCATGTTCCAATAAATGACAAGCATGACATACCGTCATCAAATTGGCTTTATGGTTCTTGTGAAAAACCTCCCCTTTTTCTCCCATTATCATTCCCCGACGATTTGCCCTTTTTTGAGGAACCTTATGGTGTACTTCTTCTCCCATTTCTTTATGGCATCTTTCACATACTCCTCGTATTTTCCTCGAATTATATGTCGATGTATCATCTTCTAAACGTATCATACTCCCTTCTTCTCCATCCTCTTCACTCTCATCGTCCCCATCTCCTCTCCTCGTTCTACAAATATTCCCACGACCCCTTATCCCTCCACCATATTTTTTACGTATTTCATAGGCTCGGTCAATAAAAGCAACAGGTAAATATAAGCTTTTACATACTTCTAAACCATACAGTGCCGAACCTGCGCCTTCCTTCAAGCGTCGGTCATAGACCAATTTCCCCGTTTCTGCATCATAATGTACCGTCAAGTGTTTCAAACCAATTCCCCCTTCTTTTTGCATCTTCTCCAGTTCCGAATAATATACGATTTCATGAAAATGTGTAGCAAATAAAAACGAACTTTTTTTCGAAACCAAATGCTCCAAACTGGCTACGAAAATACTCAGTGCAGACTCCATTTCCGTTCCCGAACATAATTCATCCCCCAATATCAAACTCCGCGAATCCGCTTCCCGTAATATCACCCGTAATTCGGACATTTCCACGTCAAAAGACGACATACCTTTGAACAAATTATCATTCCCCAATATTCGAGTATAAATGGCACGATACGGCCGAAACAAGAACGACGAACAAGGAACATAAAATCCTGCTTGTGCCATAATTACCGCTATACCCACTGCCCTTATCAAACTGGTTTTACCCACGGCATTGGTTCCATACACTAACCAACCACTTCCTTCTTCTGACCCCTCTCCCAAACAAACATCGTTGGCCACATATATTTCCCGTTGTTGTAAATGTTCAATCAAAACATGTCTCAATCCTTTGGCCACAATTCTCCCCCCTTTTTCTTTTCCTCCACCAAAATCTTCGGAGGAAGAATCCAAAGAAGATTCCCCCTCTTCTTCTTCTTCTTCTCTTTTCCCTTTTTCGTATACTGTGTTTTCTATTATTCTAGGTCGACAATAATGATATTCTCTTGCCAAAAACGCCTTACATTGCAATACATCCACAACTCCCGCATATTGACCATAACCCATTAATACCTCATACCATTTATGACAAAAATCCACCAAAAAATCCTGATATAATTTCACCATACAACTTGTTCGACGTTCCAATAATTCCATTCTCTCCGTCGAAGATTTCACCAAAATATCATTGGTTATCGCCACCATACTCTCCGAACTCCCTTGTTTGACAATCCGCAGCCCTTTTATCCAATTGATATCCACAACCCCATTTACACCATCTCCACCGCCCATCAATACCCCCCCTTCTCCCAATGTTTCATCCATTTTATTTTGCATCTGTTTACCACGCAATTTGGTCATTTCCAAACTCCATTGCCCTTTCTCCGTCTTTTTCAAATGTACCCAGTCTTGTCCCAAAAATACATTACAATCCTCCATAGCCCGAACAAACAGCGCCTCTTTTTCCAATATTTCTCGTGTCATTCGCTCAACCTCTTCATTCCATATCACTGGCTGTTCACCCACAAAATTCATTGTATTGATTCCACGACACGCCTCCAAATCCACGCGAAAGGAAATGTATTTCAATAGTTTTCCCCCTATCTCCCCTCCTGTTCCAACTGACCCCCCAGCATCCACCTTTTCTATAACCCCCTCTTGCCAAACTTTAGGCATTTTTCCGGAAAGGTGCGTTTGAATCCCAATTACTTTTTCTAAGGATATATATAGGTTATACAATACTCCTGGACACATCCGTCCCAATAACAACTGCCGACTCATACGTTCAATATCACATACGCCTCGCAGTCCTTCTCGAATTACTCCCACAACCCCACTTCGACCATCTTCTTCCAATAAAGACTCAATCATTTCATATTCACGTTCCAGTACCTCTCCACAAAAAGTCGGTGAAACCAGCGCTTCTTGAACACGGCGTTTTCCCATGGGCGTCAATGCACGATTCAAGAATCCAACCACGGACCTCAAATTTCCTCCACTGCCCCCTACGCCCCCCACACCTTCTAACCAACCTTTGGCATCTTCTACTTCCAATATATTCAATTGCTGTAAGGTATGATTGGCCAGCACTACACGGTCCGTTGTATTATGAAATATTGGAATACAAACTTTACGAATCAATTCAGGACGATGTTCCGCTACAAAATCCATCAAATAACAAAAAGAACGTGTGGCCATGACATAATAATCCCATTCCGAACATTGAGATACCGCCTTTTCTCCAAATACCGAACCCAATACTGCTTGAATATATTTCATCTTTTTACAGCGAGCTATTTTCTCTTCTTTTGTTATACCACCACCAACGCCCCCCACCAAATTATTCATAGCCCCTCCGCCCTCCAAAACCGCATCCGGAGAATCGATTAGGATATGATTCATCGCACAACTATTTCTTAGACCTGTATAATCCAATACCGCTTCTACCCCCTCTACCGAACCAATGACCAGCGTTTCATTCGGTTGATAAGTATATACATAACGCTCCAACTCGTCAAACAAAGAGGGGTGATAAATATATTTCACAGCCCCTTCTGACCAACGTAATTCAATCGGTTTTTCATACTCCAAGACGAAAGACTGGCCTGAAAATAGATTCATGACAGAAACGCCTATGACCAGACGATGAACCGTTTCTCCTGTTTTTTTCCCGCTTTTATTTTTTGAAAATACTTCGGACCAAATACACATAACATGATTGGTGGTTCTGCCTACCATTTTTCCTCCTAGACCCATACCTATTTCTCCCTCTATTCCTGAAACATATGTACCAGGAGAAAAAATACCATACAATTCACGTTCTTGGACACCGTCTTTTTTGGTTTCTTTCTGTGAAAACACGACCACGGTATAACCCGATTTGGTCAAGAACGCCAATTGTTCTTCCAATTGATAGTCTCGAAACCCCGCCCCCACCACTTCTTTGCCATCGATACATTGCCCTTTTTCCATTTTTTTATAATCCGTTAGTTCCAAAAATTCCGTCATGAGAGATTCGCGATTGAATTCCTCCTTTTCTTCTATTTCTCCCCCTTTTTCCATAGACCCTTTTTCCACAGACCCTTTTATACGAATCCCGTAAATTTCATAAAAAGCACCAATTTGCATCAATAAAAAAATACGTGGACCATGTGAGAAAAAATATTCACGTTGTAAACGGAAATATTCCTTCATGACTTTGGGGTCACTTTTGGAACTTGCTTTTTTATCTGTTTTTTCTATTTTTTCTACTACCTTTTCCACTTCCTTTATTTCCGTATTTTCAAGAGAAGATTTTGGAGGAAGTTTTTCCTTTTTGGCTCTTGGCATTTCTATTATTATTTTCTATAACCTTTTATAAAGATAAGTATAATTATTATTATTGATAAGTATACTTTAATTTTTATTTGTGTATTGGGCTCAGGCCACGGGCCTGAGCCCTGGGGGCGGCGAAGCCGCCCCCCTACATCAACAAATTGGTTAGATTTTCAATAAAATCTCTTTCTTCGTCAGTCAATTTATAATAGTGGTATATGGAATCATAATATCTGGACATCAAACCTTGCATTTTTTGTCGAAAATTTTCATTTTTCAGTGTTTCATAATGATGACGTACCAAAAATCGAACAGAATATTCACGCATATTTTTATAAATCTTTTCATATGTTTCACTTAACGGATTGAATATTTTTATACCACCCCATTTTATATTATTTTCCATAGCCATAGATGAAATCAGTATACCAAACAAAATGATAAATTGCATGTTCATATTTTTAATAAAATGAATAGTTTTTCTCTTTTATTTCAATTTTTCTATTTTTTGTCTGCTAATTTGTTTCAGAAAGGCAACTGGACATCAGTTTTCGTTTTTGGGTTTATATACAAATCGTATCAACCCTTTCACATCTCCACCTAACTCATGTTTACTATATACACAATCAAAACGTTCTTCCCACTGCATCCAACTATACTTACCATTTGCACATGGTTGAGACCAAAATCTTCCAATCAATAAATAACGGTCCAAATCCTTATCCACCCATTTTTGTCTATCTTCTTCGTCATCCATCCTACTGTGAATATGCCATTCTCCCACATTGCTATAGATAATTGCCTTTTCTCCTGCCTCTATTTTCCTGCTGTAAAAGGTATTTGAATTATCTATCCAGGAGTCAATCATGACAGGGAGTTCTGTGGTATTGTGAAAATGTATTTTTGTTGTATAATATTTTTCCATTTTATATTTTTTCAATGTATTCTGTTTTCGATATTCTTCTTTTGATTATAATTACGATTATAATCAATTTTACATCTTTCTCTTTCAAAATATCTAGATAATTATAATAGATGAAAATAGTCATTCATTGCCCCTTATGATAAAAAACTATATACATATCAAGAATTACAAGCTCTCCAAAGGAAACCGAATACTGGAAGCCGAGTTCAAACCGTCGAAATCATAAGCAGGAGGTCCTCGAACCAATAAGGAAGACCCTTCTGGTATCACCAATGAATCTGCAACCACTACCGCACCCACTCTGGAATTCACTCCCACAGCATACCCATCCGCCAAACCCGCCGTTCCAATTGCCGAATGCCAGTTCGTTCCATCTTCTGAATATAATACACAGCCCCCTACTGTACTCGATGAACCTGCAACCACCCATCGGACTCCATTCCATCCCACGTTGTATCCTCCTTTGTCCAATCCTTGCAAGCCAAGCGCCGTCCAATTGGTTCCTCTATTGGAAGATACCATAATACTATTAGTAGCATTTTGTCCCACAGCCACAAACACCACACCGTTCCAGGCCATACAATTGGTAGCCACTGAGAACGAAGCACTACTCGCGACCCAACTACCCACTGAAGGATTGACGGAATTCAAATAAGCCATTCCATTGCCCCCTGATCCTCCAATGTACCAGCGACCGCTCAACCATTCGATTGCATAACAAGTAGTAATTCCACTCACAGCCCCTAAAGATGTCCAACTTCCTCCATTGGCACTGGAACTATAGGCAATTCCACCCGCACCACCCGCCAACCAGTATCGACCATTCCATTTGGCAGTATATCCCACAGCCCCACTGAACATTCCACTACCCAATCCTGTCCATGTCATTCCATCCAAACTGGTTGCCAAACTGTTTCCTCCTGAACCTAGAGCTACCCAACAAACCCCATTCCATGCAACTCCATTACCAGCTACGCTAAATACTCCACTGCCCAAACCAACCCAGTTCAGTCCGTTGTAAGAATAGGCCATGGTATTGGCTCCAGAACCAACCGCTAAATACATGGTACCATTCCAAGCAATCTCATTGACACCTGTAAATATATCCAGTGCACTTACTGACCTATAAATGACTCCGTCTTGACTGTATAACATACAACATCCACTGCCATCTCCGCCGACAATGGTAGGTTGTTGAATTCGTGCCAACCCACGCGAAGAATCATTCCATGTAGTTCCACTGCCATTGACATCGGAAGTTCCAAAAGGCTGTACGTAATTCCAAACCGTTCCATCATAAGATAGTTCCACTCCGTTGGTATTGGTATTTACATAAAAGCCTAATCCTGTCCATAAAACCGAACTATACAAGCGGCTGTTTTGCGTTTTGACCATTGTCCAAGAACCAGTATTGTCATAACTGACCAATATAGAGGAATTTCCTGAAGCCCCCCCGTTTGTACTGACCACCCATATATTTTGCGCGTTGTTGGCAATTCCACTGACAGCCCCATATGTTCCCAACGTCAAAAGGGTCCATAAATATCCATCTGTACTTGTTGCACAATAAGTATCATAACTACCATCTGTAGCCCCGTGTCCTGCCAAAAACAAATTGGTATTCCAAGATACTGCACTTGCA